ACTCTGACGGCACTGAGTATGTCGAACCCTGCGCTGCCTATTTCGTTCAAGGCTTCGACTGCTGACGCTGGCGTAGCCAACTGTGCCATCCACATTGGTTGTGCCGACATCACCTCAGAGAACGGTACGATTACCGGCGAGCAGTTTGGTTCTGCATACGCTGCTGCGGTGGCTACTAACGGTGCAGACAAGCCGGTGTTGGTGCTGCATAACCCGTTGTTGATCGGGTCAATGATAAATACACGGACGGTTCACTTGCGTACATCGTCGTTCAACAACACTAAGAAATGCACGTTCAAGATATGGCGCACTCGTTACCCTGCGGACATAACTGGGGAAACGCTGGTTGCTGGATATGGGGGCAAGTATTCCTACATGCAGTCCGACTCGACGGACATGAACGCAGGCGCGGTAAGGGGAACGGCGGTAACGGTGGCGAACCTTGAGTTCCTGTACGCCGTTTCGGTGGAGGCAGCAAAGCGAGAGACTTACGACTTCCCACTGGATCACTTGGAACTGAACATGGTTCGCGGGGACTACATTGTGGTGACGAACGATTCGGTCAATGGATCGAGTGACGTAGTTTTTGGATGGGGCGAGGAAATCTAATGGATAGTCAGTTGCAGGCGTATTACGAAAAAAGACTGAGCATGATGGGCGACACCGCATGGAAGCAACTCATGGAGGATGTTACTCAAATGCTCGACGCCACCAACGATCTTTCATCGGTTCCAGACGAAAAGACGCTTCACTACCGCCGTGGAGAGATTTCCATGATGCGTTGGATGCTATCCCTGAAGGAAACCAGTGAAAACGCTTACAAGGGGCTACAGGATGAGACAACTGATTGACTTGAAATGCCCAGATTGCGGGAATGTGGTCGAGCGGTACATCGAGGCCACGCAAATCCCATGTATCTGCGGAAAGACGATGTACAAGATCGTCGGTATGCCCAGAGTGGCTCTGGAGGGCATCACAGGGGCGTTTCCAGGCGCTCACGACAGGTGGGCAACCATCCGTGAGGCTAATGCTCGCCAGAAGGCCGCGAAACGCGCTGAACATGGTGAGTAGGTAACCGCTTGACAGATTAGTAAGTAACCGTTATAAAGCAACTTAACTTGTAGCCCTATTCAGGGGTGGGAGACACAAATGGCTGAAATACAAGACATTGAATCTGATGTCAGCGAAATTGATGCTGTCGTTGAGCAAGATCAGACGCAGAGCGCAGCAAGTACCGAGGCAACCAAGCCGATCACAGAGGAATTCCCCGAGCGGTATCGCGGGAAGACTGTTAAAGAGATCATCGACATTGCGGAAATGGACAAGAAGAATCTTGGCCGATACGCAAACGAGGCTGGCGAACTTCGCAGGCTTACTGATGAGCTAATCAAATCGCAACTGAAGCCAAAGGTACAAGAGGAACAGCCAAAAGAGGTTGATTTCTTCGAGAATCCGCAAGAGGCAATTCGCAGGCAGATCGAGTCGAATCCGCGTGTGCTACAGGCCGAGCAGTACGCTCTAGCCGCACAACGGGCGCAGACGCAACAGAAACTGGTACAGACGCACCCTGATTTTGCTCAAGTAGTCCAAGACGCAGAGTTTGCAGAATGGATCAAAGGTAGCAAAGTGCGAACCAAGCTGTTCCAAGAGGCTGAAGCGTATGACTTCGATGCAGCAGACGAGTTGTTGAGTACCTTCAAGCAATTGCGAGCAGTCAAAGCGCCACCGCAAGTTACGGTTAGTGATGAGGAGAAATCCTCCCGTACCAAGACATTGCAGGCCGCAGCAGTTGATACCGGAGGTAGCGGGGAATCTTCTCGGAAAATCTATCGCAGGGCTGACCTCATCAGGTTGAAAATGACAAACCCTGCCAAGTACGAGGCCATGTCTGACGAGATTCTTGCAGCTTACGCGGAGAAGCGAGTCAAGTAGGTTAAGTTTCGGTGGGGTCAATTTAACGATTGATCTAGGAGATTCATCATGGCTTATCCTACTGGGGGCGTAACCCTCACCACCGCAGACAAATTTATTCCTGAACTTTGGTCAGACGAAACGCTTGCGGCGTACAAGTCCAAACTTGTTCTCGCCAACCTCGTTACCAAGATTTCCTTCAAGGGCAAGAAGGGCGACACCCTGCACATCCCCGTTCCGGCTCGTGGCTCTGCTACTGCCAAGGCTGATCTGACGGTTGTGACCCTGGTTGCTGACACCGCGACCTCTGTTGATGTCCTCATCAACAAATGGTTCGAGTACAGCAAACTGTACGAAGACATGGCTGAGATGCAAGCCCTGTCGTCCATGCGTCAGTTCTACACGCAGGATGCCGGTTACGCGCTCGCCAAGAAGGTCGACCAAGATCTGCACCTGTTGGGCCACTACCTGCAATCGGGTAACACCACCCCGGCCAACACCAATCTGTATGAGACTGGTGTTATCGGCGGCGACGGCTCGACGGCGTTCTCCGGTGCTACCCCCGGCAACGGTACGGCACTGACTGACGCGGGTATCCGCCGCGCCATGCAGACGCTGGAGGATTCCGATGTTGATTCGTCCGAACTCAACTTCATCATCCCCCCGGTTGAGGCTCGCGTACTGCGCGGCATCGCTCGATTCACCGAGCAGGCGTTTGTCGGTAACGGCGACACCATCAAGACGGGTCGTCTCGGCAACGTCTACGGCATGGAAGTATTCACCTCGTCCAACTGCCCGTGGATTCACGTTCAGGGTACGGACAGCCTGCAAGCGGTGAACTTCTCCAGCACGACTCTGACGGCTTCGTATGTGGATGCTTACGGTATCACTACCGACTTCACCGGCGACACTGACACCAAGTACCGTCCTTGCCTGATGCTGCACAAGGATGCTTTCGCTCACGCTGAACAAATGGGTATCCGTACCCAGAGTCAGTACAAGCAAGAGTACCTTGGTACGCTGGTGACTGCCGACACGATCTATGGCACCAAGACGCTCCGGTCGTATGCCGGCATTGCGCTCATAGTGCCTGCTTGATGAATCGGGGGGGGCTGTAATGGCTCCCTCCACCTAACCTAAAGGAGATTCATCATGGCAAATACGATTAGTGTTTCAAATGTCGAGCAGGGCAACAAGCAGTTCGGCGGGGCATTCAGTGAGATGTGGGCAGTTACCGCCACCGTTACCGATCAAGACGCGGTAGCGATTGGCGACACGTTGTCCATCAGCATGACTGTTCCGGGCATCGCTCTTGGCGACATGGTTGTTGGTATGAGCCTGAATATGGACTCGTTCGATGCAGGCGGTGATGGTGCTGTGATCCGTGCAGAAGTCGGCTCGGCAAACACGGTGAATTTCATTGTCCACGCTGACGTTGCTGAATTCGCTGCTGATGCGATCACGAACGCGGTAATCAAAATCTTGGTTGGCCGTCCGGCTTGGTAAGGGAACGGGGGCTTAACAGCCCCCTTCTTCCATTGGAGAACAAACATGGATGTTAATTCTTACGGCCCTCTGAAGCTGACGACCTCTGCGGCGGCGGTCAATTCCGTGAGTGCTTCGGCATCTCCCGGTGCTGGAGCCATTGTCATTGGTGGAACGCTTGCTACTGGCGGGGTGGCTACACTGGCTGCGGCTCACCTGATTACCCTAGTATCCGGTGGTAACGATGTCGGAATCACCTTCACGATTACCGGAACCGACTCTGACGGCAGGGCGCAGACAGAATCTACTGTAGGCGCGAGTGCTGGAACAAAGACCGGAACCAAGTATTTCAAGACGGTCAGTTCGGTAGCGCACACAGGTTCGGTTGCAACTACGTTGAGTGTCGGTCACGCAATCGACTCCGTTTCCAACACGATCAGCCCAAATCTAAGCACCTCGCCTATCGCTATCGGTATCGGCGTGACACTGGTAAGCGGAACAGCAACCTACAAGGTTCAGCACAGCTATCAGGACGGCTCCAGTTCGCATCCTACGCTGTGGTTCGACAACTCGGCTGGTGCAAAGTCTGCATCGTCTGAAGCGACGTATGCAGCCCCTGTAGCGTGTATCCGACTGCTGCTGTCGGCTTCGGCATCTGCTGTTCTGAGTGCTGCGGTGGTTCAGGGTGGCTAGTCAATTCCGGTGTATCAGAAGTGGCAACGTAGTGTCGTTCTCCAACGAGGACGACATTCGTTCAACCCGTTCCAATGAATCCTATGAGGAGGTGATCCATGAAACCAATGCCAATGCCGATGAAGCCGTCCAAGTCCCGCAAGCCGCCGAAGCGGAAGTGCTGAAACGTAAGCCAGGTCGTCCGCGCAAAGAAGAAGTGACGGAGATTTGATATGGAACAAGGAATGATGTCTCAACAACCTAAATCTCCAGCCAGCTACAGCGGAGAGGTTGATGTAGCTGGCGAAAAGGTTAGCGTAGCTAATGGAGAAGCAGAAGTAAGGGGAGAGAAATACTATGTTTCAGCGGATGGAAACATGGTTGCAGACAAGCAAGGTCGATTGGTTGGGTTTATTGAGAACGGGCAATTCAAGAAGAACACGAACGAACATCTGAAGATGCTTCTTGACAAGGGGCTTATTAGGGATGATCCAAAGTGATCCCAAAATCAGTTCTTGATACATTCAACTTAACTGAACATCAGGTTAGTGAATATCTTGAAAGGTGTGACGCAGTATTCGATATTACAAATGGATACGCAGTTCGCAGGGGTAATGTGATGCACATTCTTGCACCGCAGAAATCTTTATCTGGGCGAAAATTGCTGAGAGAGTGTCAAAACATTTTATCTAGAGTCCACAAGTTATTTAACGAGATATATGCACCTATCAAGCATGGGGATACGCGCGCCATATCATTTGTTGAAAAGATTGGATTCAGCATTGATAGAACGACCAATACCCACGTATGGTTTGTTCATAGGAGCGAAAGATGCGCCTGACTAGAAGCGACGTAAAAAGAAACTGCGCGCACCTTGAAATTCCTTTTGGTGATCCTTTCCGGTACGGGGAAAAGCGGGATTTTGTTGGTGATATTGTAGGCGGCATTGGAGATGCTATTGGAGGCGTTGTTGATGCAGTAGTCAGTAACCCAATCATATCAACAGTTGCTGCGGCAGTCTTCCCTCCACTCGCTCCGTTTGTTGCTGGCATGAACGTAGCATCTGGAATCATAAACGGGAATCCATTACAGGCAATAGGTGGTGCCATTGGACTTAGCGGAGCGGGGGGTTGGTTTGATGTTCCAATAGATTCTGCTTCTGCAATGGAGGCATTCACAAGCCTTCCGTTGGAAGCGCAGAACGCATATTTTGCCGCAGGGTATAGTCCTCTGGATGTTGGTACGGCGCTGGCTCAAGATTCATCGTACATGTCGGCGTTCCAAGGTCTTCCCTACGAGGCGCAGCAGGCTTATCTTGACGCAGGTTATCAGCCGAATCAAATTGGCTCATCCTTGCTTCAAGATCAAGCAAGGGATATGGGGCTGTGGGGGAAACTACCGGCTGAAGCGCAACAGGCTTATCTTGATGCAGGATACTCCCCGCAAGATATTGGTGGATACTTGGCTTCTGATGCAACGGTAGCCGCCGGTGGTAGCGGCGGATTGTTGAGTGGAGTCAAGACTGCTTACAACGCAACAAAAGCAATTAACAGCCTATTTGGTGGTGATACTGGAGGTTCGCTCGCCGGACGACTTCTCTCCGGTGGCCTAGGTGCTATTGGTGGTGCGCTAACCGGGAACGCTGCTGTCGACGCGGCAAAGATCAAGGCTCAATCCGATCTTGCAACAGCGCAAACTGCTGCTGACGCTGCCAAGTTCAAGCCTTACGGAATGACTACCTTTGCCGGTGCATCCAACTTCCAAAAGGATGCTCAAGGCAATGTAATCGGAGCTAACTATTCCGCCGCACCGTGGGCCAAAGCACAGCAAGACGCTCTGTTGGGTCAGTCCAATCAGATGCTCAGTCAGTACCAGAACGCCCCTTCTCAGTTCGCTCCGATGGGCGCTGCTGGGCAACGCGCTATGGCGCTTGGCAACCAGTACCTTGCCCAAGACCCGCAAGCGCAGGCGATGAAATACATGCAGGATCAGCAGGCACTACTTGCCACTGGTCGTGATAGGGACGCAAGCAACATGCTTACCGGCGAGTTCAACCGTGGAACCTACGGATTGGCTACCGGAGCAACCGGACAGATGGGGGCTGCAAATCCTCGCCTTGAGGCGATGTATAACGCTCAGAGACAACAGGACTTGGGCCTCGCTGCACAGGCAACTCAAGGCGGGATGGACTACGCCAAGTTCGGTGCTGGAATGGTAGGCACTGGCGGCGACCTGACTCGCGGGATGTACACAGGGCAAACCGCTGCATTCGATCCATACAAGACCGCTCTTGGAGGTGCTACGACTATCGAAGGATTGGCGCAACAGCCTTTGACGCTCGGCGCTGATCTAGGGAAGATGAACATGAACTCCGGTGCTGCTGGACTCTTAATGCAGGGTGGTTTGAGTGCAAACAACTCCACTCAACAGGCAAATGCGTACAGCCCGTGGGGAAATATGTTGAGCGGTGCGGCTAATCAGGTGCAGAACTACAACAACCAGCAACAGCAGCAACAGTATGCGTTCAACCCATTTACAGGGGCGAGACTCTAATGCCTACCGACATCGTTTCAAGCCTATTCGGGCCGCAACCGTGGCAGATACAGCAGCAGCAGAACCAGCAACTAGGTGCTACTGCTGACACCTACGCCCAACAAGACCCCTTCCAACGTGCCGCAGGGACTTTGTTCCGTGCCGGTGGAATGCTCGGTGGTGCGGGGATGGAAGCCGCTGGCTATGAGAATCCGGCTATCGCACAGGCGAAACGCCAGCAAGAGATTATGGGCATGGGCGGCGATCTGACTACCTCTGCCGGGCTCAAAGCGAAGGCGGCGCAGTTCGATCAGATGGGCGATAAGCAGACGGCGATGAAGCTGATTATGCTTGCGCGGAAGCAGGAAGCGGAAGAACAGAAGATGCTCATTGAGCAGCGCAAGCAGATTCTTGGCGAGCGTAAGCAGGAGTTCCAAGAACAGGATGCGATGGACTTCAAGCGTCAGCAGCTTCAGCAGGCTTACGACTTGGCGAAGGAACGCGCCGCTGATGCTAGGGCGTCTGCTGCTGATCGCGCTGCGGCTGCAAGGGAGGCGAATCAGATCAAGTTGATGCTTGGGCAAGGAATGATGGCTCTCAAGGAGGGTCAAGATAAAAAACCAAACATCGTTACTGATGCCGCTGGAAACGTCACACTTCTTGATAACCAAGGAAACGTAATCAAAAAACTTGATGCAGCAGGTAAGCCAACGGCGCAATATGAAAAGGCAGTTCAGGCCAAGAAACAAAGCGTCCTTGATCTTGACCGAGCTATCACTGAGCTTGATGCAGCCACTAAGGATGGAGGGCTTATTGACAAGTCAACAGGTAGCGGAGCAGGCGCATTAGTTGATGCTGCGGCAGGATTTATTGGATCAGCAACCCATGGATCAATAGCAGTCGGGCAAATGCGACCAATCTATGACTTGGTGTTGAAGATGGTTCCTCGTTTTGAAGGGCCACAGTCAGACAAAGACACGGCTTCATATGAGAAGGCCGCTGGACAACTCGCCAACCCCGCTGTACCAAACAAGCAGAAGAAAGAAGCGGGCAAGGAAATCTTGCGTTTGATGAAAAATCGTCGCGGCCAGTTCTTGTCGAAAGATGCTGTAGATGCTGGAGTATCCGCACCTAGTTCATCAGTTGATGCCGCCTTGGAGAAGTACAAATAATGGCTGATCTTGCTCAAGTCGAAGCGGCCTTCCTGAAGGCTGATGCTGCCGGAGACACGGAAGCAGCGGGGGTACTTGCTGCTGAAGTTCGTCGCCTACGCTCTGAGGTCGCCGTACCGCCAAAGCCGACTTTATCGCCTGAACAGATCGCAGAGCAAAAGCAACGCGCAACTAAGTCAATGATTCGCGCTGAACGTGGTACGGCGAGAAATATCATTGGCGACGTGGTTGCTGGAGCCGGGGCGCTCGGAGGGAAGATTCTCGACATTCCTTCCAAGATGTTTGATGCTCCGTGGTTGCGTAGCGAGGCTAGTTTGGCCCAAGACGTAGCAGATAAGAGTAGCGGTGCTTATCTTGCGGGAGGATTACTTGACCCAATTGCACAAGCGGCAGGCTCAGGGGCATTTGCTGCCGCATCACGCACCCCGGCAATCCCGAAAGTCGCTGAAGCAACGTCAACGTACCTGAAGAACATTGCAGCGGGTGGCGTGACGGGAGCAGGATTGTCTGTTGCTCAAGGCGGCGATGCGGCTGAAGGTGGGCTATTCGGCGCAGGAATAACTGCTGCTCTTGGAAGCCCCGCACTGGCAAAAGTTGTCTCGAATATGTCTGGTGCAGCAAGAAATGTAGGAAACTCGCTTTGGGCAACGCTATCCAAAGGAGGCCGCGCTTCCATCGGGCAAAAAATGGTTCTCGATCAACTTCAGCCAGCAGAAAAAGACGCTGTGCTGAAGATACTCAGTACCAAGGGGGTTGATGTTTCTGAGCTAGGACAACCACTGACTACTGCACAAACTCTTGGTCAGGCCCGCATTGGACAGCAAGTAAAGGCTCCTGTCGGAGCAAGGGTTGCTGCGCTTGAGAGCGAAATTTCCAAGATGTCAGGAGGCGAGAATCTGAACACGATTGCTGCTGCACAGCAAGGGGCTTCCCGTGAAATGATGGGAACGCTATCTGGCGGAAGGAATGCTCCGGTTGATCCGCTGATTGGTATGTCTGCTGATGATATAGCACTAGCGAAAGTTAAAGCAGCAAGAACAGCTACAGCACAGAAACTATACCCGCAAGGCGAAGTTTCTGGCGACCGTGCACTGAATGAAATTATGGATCGTCCCGCTGTCACTCGCGCTCTTGGAATCGAAGAACGAAGCGCAGGGAATGTTCCAAGGGCTACGCAGATTGGCAAGGATACTCCTGCAAAGACGGTGTATCAAGGTGTTTTCACTGATTGGCAGCAGACCCCGTACAAAGAGGACATGCCTGAACAGTTCGCTAAATACTCCATCAAGTCATTGCAGAATCAGTACCGGCTGATGGAAAAGGAAGTCAACCGCCTAATGAAGTCTCCGGCATCTACGGACGAGACTTTAGGCTATGAACTGCGAGAGGCTAAGAACGCTCTTGGAGCATGGCTGTCAGAGAAATCGCCTGAGTGGGCGCAGGCAAACCGTATCTTTGCATTCCAGTCTGTTCCGGCGAATCAGATGAAAGTTGGAACCGCGCTGTCGCAGAAGATGGAGCAATCGCCAGAAGCCTTCTTGAAAGCAACTGAGGCTATTCCAGCACAGGAGCGTCTGATAAGGCAAGCAACAGGCAGGCCGAATCAGCAATTGTCTGATATGTTCAATCTTGGGCAGATGAGCAAGATTTCTGGTCTGCGTAACGCTTCGCAGATTCAGGGTGAAGTTCAGGAATTGCAGAAGTTGGCAAAGGCCAATCTTGGTGATGAACGGGCGTTCCAGTTACCAAACCTGCTTAACGTGTGGGTTGCTGTCGCTAACAAACTTGCGCGTGAAACAGCAAAATCAACGGTTGATGATGTCACAAGGGAGGCGGCTAAAGTGTTGGCTGATCCAACGTTGCTGCGTGAATTGCTTGTCAGGGATGCGGCTAAACGTACTTCATCTGCAACGCCAATGTCTGCTGCAAGGATGTCTCCGATTGTCGGTGGAGCTAGTAACATTCAAGGAATGATGTCAGGAGCAAACCAATGACCACTTGGCTACAAGCAACCAACGAAGTCCTCTCCCGCCTACGCGAATCTACCGTAGCGAGCGTTTCAACGTCTGCCTACTCCACGCTGATCGGTCGATTCGTCAATGACGCCAAACGCCAAGTCGAAGATGCTTGGAATTGGGACGCGCTCGCCACCACCGTAACCCTGAACACTGTCGGCGGAACCTCCAACTACACCGTCACAGGATCAGGCATTCGTCAGAGGGATGTCGTAGTCAATGACACCACGAACCTTGTCCAGCTCAGAAACGTACCTATCCAGTGGATTCTGGATCAACAGCAACTCTCAACTGTACCTACAGGGAATCCGATCTATTACGCATGGAACGGAACGGACGGCACGGACAACAAGGTTGAGATTTACCCGACACCATCAGGTGTTTCCGCGCTCAAGTTCAACATGGTTGTCCCGCAGGCGATTCTTGCTGCTGATGCCACGGTTATCACCGTACCCTATGAGCCGGTCGTAGCAGGCGCATACGCCCGTGCAATCGTTGAGAGGGGCGAAGATGGCGGGCTAACCTCTGGAGAGGCATACGGGCTGTTTAAGTCAGTCCTGAGCGACTATATCTCGCTTGAGAAAGAGCGTTTCTCTGAATACGATACCTTCGTGGCGAACTAATGGCTGAGAACATTACCCCATTCTCGATAAGCGCACCGGGCTTCTACGGGCTTAATACGTCCGATAGTCCGGTCGACCTGTCGGCTAATTTCGCGCTTGAAGCTATCAATTGCGTGATTGACAAGTCTGGGCGCGTGGCTTCGCGCAAGGGATGGACTACTGCAAACACCGCGAATACCGATCTTGCATCATCGAACGTCACTTGTATCGGTGAATTGATTGAGAACGATGGAACTGCCACTACTCTGTGTGCTGGTGGCGGGTTCCTGTTCAAGTTGAGTGGAACCACGTTGGTTACGCTAACCTACGGCGGTGGAGGAGTAGCGCCCACGATCAATGCAAACAATTGGCAGTTCTGCCAGTTGAGCGGCGTAGGGATGTTCTGGCAGCGCGGATACGACCCGCTAATCTACGATCCCGCTATCTCTACGACTACGTTCCGTCGCCTGAACGAGAAGGCGGGTACTGCCGGAACTGTATATCAATGCAATACGGCCATCAGTGCTTACGGACGGGTATGGGCGGCGGATACGACTGCTGACAAGGGAACATTAGTATTCTCTGACCTTTTGACGCCGCATATCTGGACTGGCGGGACTTCCGGGTCACTGAATCTTCGGAATATCTGGCCCATTGGCGGGGATGAAATTGTCGGTCTAGCGGCGCACAACAACCGACTGTTCATCTTCGGGAAGAAGCAGACGCTTATCTACAAGGATGCCGATACTCCATCGAGCATGATTCTTGAGGATTCCCTTGAGAACATCGGATGTATAGCCAGGGACTCGATTCAGCCTACGGGAGAGGATGTTATCTTCCTGTCAGGAGATGGCGTAAGGTCGGTTCAAAGGACGATCCAAGAGAAATCCGCTCCGATGCGGAATTTCAGCAAGAATGTTCATTCGGATATTCAGGGGTACGCCGCACTTGAATCTCTGGAAAACGTGAAGGCGGTTTATTCTCCAAGCAACTCGTTCTATCTGATTACCTTCCCGGCTTCTGCCGTTACCTACTGTTTTGACCTCCGTTCCCCATTACAGGATGGATCAGCGAGAATTACTACATGGACGAACATTGACCCAAAAGCCTTCTGCGAGACAAGTGACAAGATTCTCTACATGGGGAAAGCTGGATACCTTGGAAGTCATACAGGGTATTACGACAATGGTTCTAACTACCGAATGTCCTATTTCACGACATGGATTGACTTCGGGAATCCTATTCAGACTTCAATTCTCAAGAAAGTCATCTTGACGCTCATTGGACTGTCAAATCAGACGGTGGTATTCAAGTGGGCCTATGACTTCATGCAAACCTACTATTCACAGACTACGGTTCTTTCTGGAGTTTCCGCTCCTGCTGAGTATGGAACTGCTGAATACGGTTTAGCCGAGTACGCAGGGAATGTGGCGATTAACACCTTGACCGTTAATGGATCAAGCGCAGGAAAGGTTCTACAGTTCGGAGTGGAAGCGCAGGTTGGCGGTTACAATCTGTCCATCCAGAGAATTGATCTATATACGAAGGATGGGAGGCTCCAATGAGTGATTACATCGTTATTACTGACTACTCGGCAAAGGATGCTTTGCTCACAGGGAACCCGGCCAAGTTGGTCAAGGGAACTGAAATCAAAGCTGATTTTGATGCTGTGGCTGTTGCTGTTGCAACAAAGCATGATTCTGGTGATATTGGCGTTGCTGTCCAAGCATATGACTCGTTCTTGACATCAATCGCGGCTCTCGGAACTGCCGCTGACAAGATGATCTATACGACAGCAGCGAATACTGCTGCTGAGTCGGCAATCACTACAGCAGGAAGGGCGCTGATTGATGATGCAACGGCAAGTGACCAATTGACAACGCTTGGTGTATCGGCTTTCGCAAAGACGATCCTGGACGATGCAGACGAGGCTACGTTTAAGACTACGGTAAATCTTGAGATTGGAGTAGATGTCCAAGCCTACGACGCCGACATCCCCACAGTCTCCGCATCTCAAGGCGAAATGGAAGCCGGCACCGAAGCCGCGCTGCGGTCAATGTCTCCACTTCGTGTTGCTCAGGCTATTGCTGCTCTTGGCGGCGGTGGAACGCAAATCCAGCCCATCAGCGCATCAGTCGGCTCCAATGCCCTGACCATCAGCGCATCGGCCCTGTCGCTCGATTTCCGCTCGGCAACGCTGACCAGTGGCACGGTGACGACGGTATCAGGCACTCCGGCTAACCTTGTAATCAGCAGTGGCTCAACACTTGGCACGGTGAACGCCGTGCAGTCTCGCATTGCTGTGCTGGCCATGAACAACGCCGGGACGATTGAACTCGCAGCAGTGAATATCTCCGGTGGCAACGACCTTACTGAAACAGGCGTCATCAGCACCACGGCTGAAGGCGGAGCGGGAGCGGCGGATACCGCGAACGTCATCTATTCGACCACGGCGCGCAGCAACCTCGCCTATCGCGTCATCGGCTACATCGAATCGACACAGACTACGGCTGGAACGTGGGCCACAGCGCCAAGTACGATTCAGGGTGCTGGCGGAAACGCGGTAACGGCGATGTCATCGTTCGGATACGGACAAGTCTGGTCTGATGTAACTGGAAGTCGAGTGAGCGGTACGACTTACTACAACACTACCGGGAAGCCCATCATGGTGATGGCGACGCATACAGGAGTAAACACTGTTACCTTTACCGTCGGCGGCGTAAGCATGACGACTATCCAAGTGGCTTCTTTCGTCGTCCCTCCCGGAATGAGTTATTCGGCGACGCTGACGATTTCCAAATGGAACGAACTTCGCTAAAGGAAAAATAATGCCCAACTACAAAGATGCCTCTCACAACCTTCACTATCTCGACGATGCGGCCTTCGTCCATCTGCTGTCCGAGGGATGCGTCGAGATTACAGAGGCCGAAGCGGCGGCAATTCGGCAGAGCAAGATTCCTGCATGGTCATGCGCCCCTCTGCTACGTATCGCTCGCGCAGGCCGCGAGATCGCCCTGAACCGGCTCGCCGGAATCGCGTTTGCAGCAAAGGAATCGAACGACTCTGCGACCGTCACGGCCTGCCTCTCTGCGCGGACGGCGCTGCTCAACATAACAACACTGCCTTCTGTTTTGGCGGCGACTGACGATGCCAGCCTGACGGCGGCTGTCGGTGCTGAGTACGCTTCGATTGTTGCCGCGTGTCCCGCAAACATCCGGGCAGCATTCGCAGGGATTCAGTCGTGATCTACCTCGCTCTCTACACCTACGCTTTCTACCTGCTGTTCGTCGTGACAATGGCAGCAAAGTCGGTATGGAAAACTCTCCCACTGACAGCGAAGATTCTGCTTGCTCCTGCTGCGCTTCTGGCCGTATTCATGGATGTATTCTTCAACGTATTCATAGCGACATTCATCTTCATGGATTTACCAGAGGAATACATGTTCACCAAACGTCTGAGTCGCTACAAAGCAGAAGGAGCAGGGTGGAGAACCCGTGTAGCAAATTGGCTGTGTTTCAATCTTCTCGACCAATTCGAGCTAGGTGGACACTGTAGGTAATCTAACCGCATCTGCCGCACAGACGGTGGGAAGGAAGAATCAAATGATTGCGAAGTGCTTGCCGGATATAACTGATTGCCCATCTAAAACTGTCGGTGAGCGGCTTACGCATATCGAGCAGCAATTATCTTCTCTGACTGCTTCGATTGTTTCCTACATGGACAAGCAGACAGATATAGCAGTGGCTTTTCCAAAACATCCCGATACTGGCGAGCCTGACTATGCGGGACATTGTTCTGCACACGATCAATTCATTGCGGAGAGCAAAGCCCGCACTGAGTTCTGGAAAAAGATGCGCTTCGAGTTGGTGAAGTGGGGCTTGCTAGGTTTCTTGGGCTGGCTGTTGGTGCAGGTCTTGTGGCCGGCTCTGGTAAAGGGACACGTATGATGAGCATGTCACTGCGGCAAAAACAGAGCTTATTCGCCTCAATGGTTCCGCGTCTGATCGACAAGGCTATCGAAATGGGCTACGAAGTAACGCTCGGAGACGCCAATCGGGATGAGCGAGTTTTTGGTGCTGTTGGCGTATTCAAGGGCTACGGGAACGCTTCATCGTGCCACAAGCTGCGGCTTGCCATTGATCTGAATCTGTTCAAAGACGGCAAGTTCCTTGACGCCACCGAGGATCACCGTGAGCTAGGCGAATGGTGGAAAAAGCAGGGCGGTACTTGGGGTGGTGACTTCGAGGACGGCAACCACTACTCACTGGAACACGAAGGGAGAAAGTGATGAACGCAGTGCTTAGTGGCTTTTTATCAGGACTCGCACCGACCTTGGCTTCGGCTCTAGGAGGCCCACTATTCGGCGTTGCAGTCGCCGGCCTGACGAAGATACTCGGCATAGACGGCGGAACCGTTGCAGACGTAACCAAGGCCATTTCTGACGGAAGAGTAACGCCGGAACAGGTAGCCGAGATTCGCAAACTGGAGTTGCAGTACCAGGCTGACGAGAAGGAACGCGGCTTCCGGTACTCGGAGCTTGAATTCAAGGACAGGGACTCGGCTCGGCAGATGCAGATCGTGACGCATTCATCGACGCCGACTGTGCTGACCTACA